TCTAGAGATAGAGAAGCTTGGGTATTAGACATGGATTACTGGGGAGTAGCTTTCTTAAGAGACTTCTCAATGCATGAATTGTCAAAAACTGGAGACTCAGAAAAAAGACAATTACTTTTAGAGGCAACTCTAGAATCAAGAAACGAAGCTGCGTCAGGTTGCGTAGCGGACATAACAACTAGCTAATAATTAGCACGTGGATAGGCGAGTAACCTCAAATCTACTCGCCTTCCATCTTATATAACATTGAAGTCTTGAGAGGGGTTAAAGGCGGAACAATGAAGGAACAAAATGAGAACATTAAACGACTACTTTTTAACATCTACAATAGCAGACATTAGTACAGCATCATCAACATTCGTGCCTGTACCTGATGGCGGCAAAGTAATAAAAATTATAACTGCTCTTCAAGGAGCAATTGGAACAGCTAATGGAGGTATTACTTTTGAAATAGGTGGTACAGCTATAACTGGTGGCGGAATTACAGTAACACAATCTGGATCTGCAGCTGGAGATATTGATACAGCAGAACCAACAGCAGCTAACGAAGTAGCTGAAGACGGATCTATTGAAATGATAACTGACGGAGCTTCTAGTAATACAATAAAACTTGTAGTAACATTTGTAATAAGAAGATAATTAATTAAGGGGATGGAAACATCCCCTAAACAAAAGGAGAACAAAATATGAACGCATTAAGATTTAGCACACAGCAAGTTTTAGATGCAGGTAGCTCATCAAGTGCTAGTTCTGCATTTGGAGCTAATACTGAATGTATAAGAGTAGTTAGTACAATTGCTACTTACATTCAAATCGCAGTTTCACCAACTGCTGCAGCAAGTACAGCATATCTTCCAGCAGATGATGTAGAATACATTAAAGTATCTGAAGGCGAAAAGATTGCAGTTTTACGTGTTGGCGGTTCTGATGGTAAAGTAAGCGTAACTGAACTAACAGAATAATGAGTAAAGTAAGAGCAACTGAATGGAACGCTGATTCTACTAAGACTAAATATATACAAGAGTCTGATGGAAAATTAACAGTTAATAATTCACAAAATCTCGATCCTTTATTAAAAAGAAATAAAGAGCTTTATAATTTAAATGATGGTTATACAGCATCTAAGGATATGAGAAGAGTTGCTAGTATACCCCCAATTATATTACAAATATGGACTAAAGAATATAATGGAACTCGTAATTGGTGGGCTTTACCTAAAGAAGTACAAAAACAAATAATGAGAGTTAAATTAAATAGTAGTGATTTTAGATATTTTAGAACATCAGAAGGATCTTTATAATGGCAGTATCAACATATACAGAATTAAAAGCATCAATAGCTAACTGGTTAAATCGTAGTGATTTATCAGATGAGATTGCTGATGACTTTATTAAATTAACTGAAGCAGATTTTAATGCTAAGTTAAGAATAAGACAAATGGAACAGATTGATACTATTACTATTGATTCTGAAACAGAAACTGTACCTAGTGGTTTTATTTCTGTAAGATCATTTTACATTTTATTATCAAGTGTTAAATACCCATTAGAATACATTACACCACATAATTTATTTGAAATAAGAGGAGGTTCCAGATCTGGTAGACCTCGTTCTTATACAATAGAGGCAGATAATGAAACTGAACAATTCAGATTTGGTCCTACTCCTGATACTACTTATACTGGTTATTTATCATATTATAAAAACATCGAAGCTCTTTCTAGCTCTAATGCAACAAATTATATTTTAGATAAACATCCAGGAATCTATTTGTATGGTAGTCTTTATCATGCAACTAACTTCTTAGGTGGAATGGACCCAGATCAAAAACAAAATTTTTTACAAATGTATATCGCAGCTATGGAAAGATGCGAAAATAACGACAGACAAGATTCATATGGTGGAGCACCTGTCCAACAAAGAACAGATGTGCAAACCGATCTATCATTTTATAGGAACAGATAATGATTGATAAAAAAGAAAGAAAACAATTAAAAAAAGCATCAGCTCATCACTCAAAAAAACACATGAATATGATGATTAAAGATATGAAAGCTGGTTTAAGTTTTACTAAAGCTCATAAAAGAGCTGTTAAAAAAGTAGGAAAATAATGCAAGTACCTTTTGGAGAATGGCTACCTGATCAACCAGAACATGGTAAACAAGGAGCTAATGTAGCAACTAATGTTTATTATGCTGCTAACACATATAAACGATTTCCATCTTTAGTAGATTATAGTTCTAATACTACAAGCACAGATTCTAAAGGAGCAGGTTCTTTTAGAGATAACTCTAATACAGTTTATAATTTTGTAGCAACTAGAACTAATCTTTATCAATTAACTTCAGGAGCATTTACATCTCGTAAAGCTAGTTTAACTGGAGACCATGATGACTTTTGGACATTCACACAATTTGGTGAATATATAATTGCAAGCAATGGTGTTGATGCAGTTCAATTTTTTTTAATGGGATCATCAACTAATTTTGCAGCTCTTACATCAATTCAAACTGCTGGTACTTGTCCAGTATTTAGAGTATCAGGAGTAGTTAGAGATTTTTTAGTAACTGGAAATATTGTTAATGCAACAAACAGAATACAATGGTCTGGTATTAATGATATTACTGTATGGTCAGGTAAACAATCTGACTTACAAGATTTACCAGGATCTGGTGGACAAGTTGTTCATATAACATCAGGTGAAGTTGGTTATGTATTTAGACAAAATCAAATCATTCGTATGGACTATGTGGGTGGTGCAACAGTATTTAGATTATCAGTAATTTCACCTAATAGAGGTGCTATGTTTGGAAGAACAGTATGCCAAGATAATAAAAGAGTTTTCTTTTATGCTGATGATGGTTTTTATGAAATACAAGGTGATACAATATTACCTATTGGTGTAGAAAAAGTTAATAGATTTTTTGATTTAGATTTAAACAAAGCATATTCAGACAGAATATGTGCAGCAGTAGATCCTTTTAATCAATTAGCAATGTGGTTATATCCTTCTAAAAATAATACTTCTAATACAACAGGTATTTGTGATAGAATTATTATATATAATTATGTTACTAAAAAATGGTCTTTAGGTGAATGTAGTGCTAGTACAGTTTTTTCACAATTTGTAGGAGCTTATACAGTAGAATTAATGGATATTTTATCTGAAAACTTAGAAAATATTAATGCGGCATTAGACACAGATTTCTGGTCAGGTGGTCAAGTATTATTAGGTGCTATTGATAGCGATTATAAAGCTGCAATTTTTTCAGGAACTTCTAATGAATGTGAAATAGAAACATCTGAATTAGAACCTTTTCCAGGATTAAGAGCAAACATAACAGGTGTTAGACCTATTGTAGATGCAGCAGCTACAGTTACAGTTAAAACAAGAGAACGATTAGCTGATGATGAAACTGAATCAAGCTCGTCATCTATGGTTACAAGTGGTATAAATCCAGTAAGAGAATCTGGAAGATATGTTAGAGCTAATGTTAAAGTAGCTTCAGGAACAAAATTTAATCATGCACAAGGTGTAGACTTTGTAGCATCAAGAGCAGGACAAAGATGAGTGAAAAAGTAAATATAGATAATGTTAGATATTCTTTAGAAACACAAGAATACTTTCAAAGACAAATTGAAGAAGCGGTTAATACATTAGTGAACAAAAATAATACTGAAAGCGATAAAGCCTTCAGTTGGTTTATGAATTAGGGAGAATTATGGCAGGAACATATATAGGAAAATACGATACAACAGCAGGAAGTAACTCAGCAACAGCATCAAATTCAGTATCTGTTGCAGAGGGTATGTTACCTTCTAATATTAATAACGCCTTTAGAGACGTTATGGCAGATATTAGACAATGGTATAATACTGCTGAATGGATAGAATATGGAGATGGTGCAGGAACTTATACACCTGCTTACGCATCTTCTACAAGTTTTACAATTGCAGGAACTAATGTAACTTCTGTTTATCATGTTGGAAGAAGAATTAAATTAGTAGCATCAACACCAGGAACGATTTACGGATCAATTACTGCTACTGCTTTTTCAACTAATACAACAGTTACAGTTGCTTGGGATTCTGGTTCATTATCTGATGAAGCTATAACTTCAGTACATATTGGAGCTATTAGTGCATCTAATACTTCATTACCTGAAACAACAGCAATAACTGGAGATTACACATTAGATGTATCAGGAGATATTATTTTTGATGCTGATGGTGATAATGTAACTCTTAAAGCAGCAGGAACAACTTCATTAGATTTTGTTTTAAACGCAGCTACAAGTGTAACACTTGATGCTCCTGGTGATATTCACTTAGACGCAGATGGTGGAGATATAAAATTTTATGATGGAGGTACTCAATTTGGAGAAGTTACTAACTCATCAACAGACTTAGTTGTTAAATCCACAACATCAGATAAAGATGTAATCATTAAAGGTAATGATGGTGGAAGTG